AGGGTTTGGAGGAAAGATTGACCTGCACAGCCTCGATGGAGAGGGGATAGTGATTGACTTTAAGACGAAGGAGTTTACTGACCCTGATCAGGTGACAGGGTTTGAAGAGAATGTGATGCAACTCGCGGCGTACAGGGTAGGGATCCATATGCCAAATGCGAGGTGCGCAAACGTGTTTGTGTCTGTCACCCGCCCCGGTCTCGTGAAGATCGTCGAGTGGCAACCAAATGAAATCGAGCGTGGATGGGCTATGTTCGATGCTTTACGCCAATATTGGTACGCAAAATCAGGACTTTAAAAATGGTAAAACTTGAAATAGAAAAATGTGATGTTACATTTATTTGTGAAGCAATAGAACAAAGAGCCTTATATCTGACTACAAATATTATGGGGGCTACGATGAGTTCAATTAAAGATCAAATAAATGAGTTAAACGATCTTGTTAGTTCAGATGAGAAGGAAGATTCAACCCCCAAAAAACCTCACTGGACACAAACCGCTAAGGGCAAAAAAATCTTAGCTCGACGCAGGAAAAAGAAATGACTGACAAATTAACACCTCAAGAAGTAGCGGAAGCATTCCGTAAGTGCTACCTCAAAGAGAACTACAACTTCCTAGAAGAAGACTTGCAAGAGCTTGCTAGAGGGCTAATCAGGGCGGCGGAACCCAAGATCGCCTCCGAGGAAAGAGATAAGTGCATTAAGTTTGTGCGCTCTCTCAACACTCAGGTAGCTCAAGCCTTACAAGACTTTAAGAGAGAAGTTTGATTTACCCGTAAGGTGTGAGTGGGGCTGGGTATCCATACCGAAACCGCACCAATCAGAGCAGGTGGCTTATCAATAACCCTTCTATCTGTGATCTGGTCGACTGACCCCCGTAAGGGGTCACAAAAAAGACCCCCCCAGTTAAGGGAGGGTCGTCAAGCTCCTGTTTGTCGTGGCAACTGCTAGGAGCATTTGGGGGAGACACTCCCAAATTTATGGGCGAGCCGTACCAAAGTATGGCTTGCTCGCTGTTTCTAGTTCTTGCGAAGTTGGTGGAGGTTGAGGTGTTTGACTTTCACGACGCATCTTGTCTAGCACCATAAGCGCCGCGGGAGACGCCATGCTCAAACCTGTTCCTACTGCTCTAGTCATTGGATGCGGAACCAAGGATAGGGCAGACCCAGTTGCTCCGACCCCAGCAATACCAGCACCCACAGGATCCTTTGCGTCAAGACGAGACATTGCTTCTTGACCAAGTCCAGCCACACCAGCGCCAGCTAAAGCTCCTCTTACTGGTGGAGAATTAAGCAAAGCACCACCAATGTTGGTAGCTTTTTGTAGGGGAGAGGTCTCAATCACAGGGGGTTTGTTAACCCTGAAGGTAGGCGTGCGCGCTTCACCAGTCAAAGGATTACGAATAGTCGCTCCCTTGCGGGTTCCTTGTTCTGCTTGATGAGCTTGTGCCATGGTAGGAGAACCACGTTGGCTATACCCTTGAGACGCCGTCCACTTCTCTACTGGAGTCATTCCTGTAGAAGCTGGAGGCGAACCCAACATACGTGAACCGACAGAGTAGGTTGCACCCAAACCTAGACCAACTCCACCACCAAGCTCCGCCGCTCGTAGGCTCTGCATATGATCCACTGATGCAGGCGTTATGTCGGCTGGAGGTTGAGGTGTTTCCTCTTCTTTTGCAGGAGTAGGAATAAACCCACCTAGATCATTGATCCTGTTGACATAGTTCAAAGACTCTTCAGGAGGCTTATCAGCCTCTCCAAGCAAGAAGGGGTGGTCATGCCCTGCGTTGTATCCAATCGTGGCTAATTTGGGGCTTCCGTAGCGATCTAGACCTTGTTTGAGATACCTCATCCCAGTTTCGATGTTGGTGTCTAGGTCTCTAATCTCTTTGCTATCAATTCCAAGCATCTTGGCGGTGTTGGGCATAACTTGCATCACCCCAATAGCACCTTTGGGACTAATAGCACTCATCCTAAGATCGCTCTCAACGTAAGCTAAGGTCACAGCTAGGCGAGGATCTACCCCATATTCCTTGGCTTTGGTAATAACCTTAAAAGCAATCTCTCGTTGCTGGGGGTCTAGCTTGTCAATGAACGCTAATTCGTCAGCCATACCAGTCCTTATTAATTACCAAGTTCTTTTTTGAGGTCTTCTGCGCTGATTTTGCCAGCGGGCTTAGTTGTAGTAGTTTTTGTAGTTGTACCTTTTGAGCTTGGGGACACAATGTTCATCAAGCGGTTTTGATACGCATTGAATATCGTATCGAACCTTGGTGTGTCTTCAAACTGGTCATAGGACAACTTGCTACGCTTGAGTTCTTTGGAGAGTTCAATGTCAAACTTAGCTTTCTCTTGCAAGAACTTGAGCTTTTGCATGTAAGCGCCAAACGGATCATCTTGGCTAGGCGTTACGCGGTTAGCCATCATCTGTTCCATGTTAGACACAGAAGTACCAGCGCCTAGACCTTTACGGCTTTCCATCTGGAACATAGCTTCGATCTGACCCAACTCAGCAAGTTTGTCAATCATCTCTTGTGGTGCGCCAGACTCAGTCAATATTTTCTTGACCGATGGGATACCAATAGAGAAGTTACCAATTCTGAATGCTTCGTTGACCAAGTTACCTAAAGCAGAGGTCACATCACCTCGACTCAAAACGCCAAGGTAGTCTTTAATTCTTGGATCAGCCAATATTTCATTAGCGCGAGTAAAACTTGCTTGAGAGCCTCGAGCGCTTTTGCCAGCGTCTAGCGCGGCGTTGGTACGCTCAGCTTCAGCGGTAGCCATTTTGACAGCACGCTCTTTGTCAGCGGCGGCTTGTGCTTGCAAAGAAGACTCCGTAGTGCGATCACCGCCACCGACAACAGGCGCTCCACCAGCAGGTACAGCGTCACGGGAAATAGGCTTGGAGGTAGAGTCAACGATGCCCCAATACGTTTTGCCATCACCTTTACGGCGAGCTTCGTCGAGAGCCATGGCGTCTTCTTCGGGCATTTTGATTACACCGACCCCGGGGACGGTTCTCTCCACCATTGGCTTGCCACCGAAGGGCGTGTACTTAGGGCCTCCCTTTGTGGTGACATCGACGTAGCCACCCGGTTGTACTTTGAAGCCCTCGTTCTTCAACTTTAGGAACTCCATCGCTGACTTACCCAACTCTGGGTCATAGCGACCGATTAGGAACGCCTTCTCTGGCGTCATATCAATGAACCCCGCAGGATACTGTTGACCATTAACAGAAATTGTTTTTGATTGATCCCCAGCAGGCGCGCCAGCTTGAGCGCCAGCTTGAGTAGGAGCACCAGTAGTGGTTGGCTTACCTGTACCAAACGCAATACCAAGTGCTTTGTTCTTGAGGTCTTGTTGGCGTTCAGCTTGAGCTAGTTGTAAACGAATCTGCGAGTTGTCTAGGTTTTCTTTTTCTTGTTGTTGCTGGACTTTAAGCACATTCCCCGCCGCCTGTCCTAGACCCTCACCAAACGATCCTGTAGCACTAGGTGCTAGTAAGCCTTGAGAGATAGCCAATAGAGTTGGGTCGTATGCACGGTTTTGACGCGCATCTAAAGCAGACTTGATCTTTGCTAAAGCGTTCTTGTACTCCAACTCCGAATCGGTCTGGTCGGTGAGATTTGTAGACGCCCCTTCAAGAGGGCCAACCCCCGCAGGCTTCAAAGAACCCGCGGCTAATGCTGTTAGTGCGCTATTTGCCATAATTTATTCCTTAACGAATGGACACGCCACTTGCACCACCGAAATCGCCTGTATCAACAGTGCCAACCGCAGTACCAGTGGTATCAACACCGCCCTCAGAAATATCTGGAACACCGCTAAAATAATTATTGATCTTGTCCCATTCAACTTGTGGTATTTTGCCCAATAGGGTACTGAGCCAGCCCGGTGTGGTTGCACCAGCCGCGTTTGTTGTTCCACTCAATCCACTACCGATCAACGCCCCTAGTCCCGTAATCTGAGACAGTGGAGAAGCGCCATACACCCCCGCCATAGGCCCCGTAAACTTCTCAGTAACAGACGTAGGAACTTGATACCCACGCAGAAGCGCGGCGGCGTTGGTAGCGTTTTTCAATGGCGCATCAATTTTTGCTTGCTCATACGCTTGTTGTTCTGCACCTGCTTTGGTCATTGCTCCTGCACCTGTAAGACCTAACTCCTGTTCTTTACCAGCCAAAGTTCCTTGCGTCTGAGCAACTTGGTTTTGCAGTTGCGCTTCTTGCATAGCCGCTTCTAACGCAGACTTATAACCAGAACTTAAAGCACCATACTGTTGACCAGTAAGGTTGGTTTGCAAATCAGAGGCGGTCTGTCCCAATGCGTTTGCATAGCGCTGTCCTCCCAAACCACCAGTTCCTACAAACTGTCCTTTAAGTTGAGGCATCAAATTACGCTGGATGTTTTGACTTTGCGGTCGACCCATCTCGTTCACCACGTTTTGGGTGTACGGATTTAAAAACCTACTAATGTCTCCAGAGCTTAAGCCAGAAGCGTTAGCCGCAGTTTGCTCGGCAAGAGTAAGTTGAGGTTTGTATGCGCCAGCGGCGGTTTCAACAGCCCCATACCCTTTTGTTTGCAAATCAGTCAGTGGAGATATAAGTTGGTCGTCAGGTCGAGCAAGCGCTGTTTGACCTGCCCCAGCAATGTCAGTCAAATAGTCCGTAAAATAATCTGGCGCTACTGTTGTATTTGTCTTAGTAGTGTTAACGTCTGGTGCTACCGTACCTTGGAAAATATCAGCCATTTTTAGCTCCTAGCCTTTTTACGCTTAGTTTTGAGGAAGTCAAGGGGTGACTTAATCTCTGGTGGCAAGTCTTGTGGTTTTGCCGATCTGACATGCGAACGGATGCCATGCATCATGTCATAGAGTTTATCTGAACCTGCCTTAGTTGACCCGTTTCCGATTGCGGCTACAACGTCCGCAGGAAAAACAAATTCACCGTCTGCCAACATAGCTGGAATATCGTCTGATTGACCATCTCCCTCGCCCGTTACAGCGTCTCCAGAACGGAAGTCCACTCGCATCTTTCCACTGTGGGGGATCACGTTAGCAGACAGACCGCCAGTAGCGTATTGTCCGTAGCGTGTACCAGTCATACCACCTGTTGCCATCAAAGGAGTTGACATCAACCCACCCTCTTTGGCATACACACCTGTATCAGTTGACAACCCAAGGATGTCATCAATGGACTGATTTTGCCCATAGTTGTAGAAAGGATCACTCATATTTTGTTGGCTTTCAGGTTGCTGGACTGCTTGTTTTAATGGTTGCTCAGGCTGTTTGTATGGATTTTCTCCTGCAAATGACTGTGTTTGCAAGCGTCGGAAGGCTTCAAGGGGATCTTTAAATGTGTCTTGGTTGGCTTTTGATGTCAAGAATGTTGGCGCAAGCGCCGACGCAGTAGCCAATGCACCTGTTACCCCTGATGTGCTTGGAGATGAAGTTAAATTAGATATTCCAGACAGTATGGATGAAGAAGTGTTTTGTATTGGTGTAAATACGTTAACCGTGCCAGACGTACCCGATGTTCCTGACGTTCCACTAACGCCTGAGTACCCAGACACACCACTTACACCAGAGTACCCAGAAAGCCCAGAACCACCTGAGACACCACTACCGCCAGAAATCCCGCTTCCGCCTGATACACCAGAGGTTCCAGAACCCCCGCTTACGCCAGAAGTCCCACTAATTCCTGATCCAGAGTATCCGCTTAAACCAACACCAGATGTTCCACTCAAACCAGAACCAGATGTTCCGCTAACACCTGATGTACCTATGTCCGCACCAGAATATCCCGACAAACCTGTAATTTCTTTTCCGCTTATGCCACTTGTACCGCCAGTACCGCCATCAATAATTATTGGTTCAACTGGTGCTGGTGGCTCTTCTGGTTCAACAGGTTTTATGGGTTCTACAGGTTCCGCAGGTTTGACAGGATTTCCATCTGCATCAACAACGCGAGTTGATCCATCAGACATGGTCTGAGTGAATGTGCCATCTGGATTATCTACAGTAGATACTGGTTTGACTTTGTCGCTTTCTATTGGAGGGAGAGTTACAGGCTGAAGTGTCGAGGCAACATCTTCTGCGTCATAGTCAACCATGTATTCTTCGCCAGTATATTCACCTTCTTTTGGCGTTCTGTTTGCAAAAACGTGAACATTCCCAGTTGGAATCCATCCACCCTTTCCATCTGGAATGTATTCAGCGTAGTTGCCGTTTGCATCAACTTTAAAAACACCTTTGACCATCGTAGCGCCAACTTCCGTCTCTGGTACTTTAGTTGTGTCATCGATGCCAAGGTCTTTTTCAAGCTGAGCTTTTTCGTCAGCAATACGCTTCTCTTCTGCTAAACGAGCAGTCTCTGCATCTCTTTGTGCTTGTTCCTCTGCCTGCGCTCTAGCGTCTGCCTCTGCCTGCAATCTGTCTTGTTCGGCTTGTCTTGCAATTTCTTCTTGCCTTAACGCTTCTTCCTTAGCGGCTTGAGCCGCCGCTTCTGCTCGAGCTTGGTCTTCAACCTCTTGGGCAAGACGTGCGGCTTCCGCTAGATCGGCTTGTCTTATAGCTTCAGCTTCAGCAACTTCTCTTGCCGTCTGTGCGTCACGTTGTATCTGCGCTTGTCGCTCAGCTTCAGCTTGTGCATTAGCCTCTTCCTGCGCTTTAACCTGAGCTTCTGCTTGCGCCCTTGCTTCTTCTTCAACCCTAGCTTGTTCCTGAGCTTGAGCCTCTGCTTCTGCTCTAGCCTGCGCTTCAGCCTGTGCACGAGCATCTTCTTGGGCTTTTGCCTCAGCATCTGCTCTGGCTTGTGCCTCTACCTGTGCTTGAGCCTGCGCTTTGGCTTCTGCATCTACCCTAGCCTGCTCTTCTGCTCTAGCCTGCTCTTGAGCAACTAAGCGAGCTTCCTCCGCCATCCTCTCAGCCTCAGCTTGAGCTAAGGCTTGTGACTCTGCTAATTGACGCGCAATCTCTGCTTGTCTTGCGGATTCTTGACGAGAGGCTTCAGCGGCGGCTTCCGCTCTGGCTTGATCTTCGGCTTCCTTGGCGAGTCGAGCGGCTTCCGCTAATTCGGTTTGGCGTCTTTCTTCAGCGTCCGCGGCTTCTTTTGCCGCCAATGCTTCCGCCTGTGCTTGAGCTTGTCTATCAGCCTCTTCTTGGGCTAATCTAGCCTGCTCTTGGGCTTGTCTAGTCGCTTCTTCCCGAGCAAGTTGCTCTTGCGCTAAACGATCTGCTTCCGCCTTTGCCTGCGCATCTGCTTGAGCCTTCGCCTCAGCTTCAGCCTGTGCCCTAGCCTGAGCCTCTGCTTGGGCTTTAGCTTCTGCCTCTGCCTGAGCCTTGGCTTGTGCTTCCGCTTGTGCCCTAGCGTCCGCTTCAGCTTGGGCTTCGGCGTCTGCCTGAGCTTTTGCTTCAGCGTCTGCCTTTGCCCTAGCCTCTTCTTCTACTCTGGCTTGTTCTTGCGCTTTTGCCTGCGCTTCAGCTTGCGCTCTAGCTTGTTCTTGGGCTTGTTGTTCAGCAAGTGCTTGAGCGTCAGCTAATTCTTTTTCTCGCACAATTTGCTCTTCAGCTAAACGCTTTGATTCCGCATCCGCGGCAATGCGCGCTTCTTCAGCCTGCTTAGCAATAAGTGCTTGGCGATCAGACTCATCTCTAGCCGCCTGCGCCGCCGCCTCTGCCCTTGCTTGATCCTCTGCTTCTTTAGCAAGGCGAGCCGCCTCTGCAAGTTCAGTTTGACGCCTTTCCTCTGCATCAGCGGCGAGCTTGGCGGCTTCCGCATCCGCTTTTGCTTGCGCTTGTCTGTCAGCTTCGTCCTGAGCAAGCTTGGCGTCCTCTGCCGCTTTTTGCGCCGCCGCGTTAGCGTCATCTACCAATTTTTGCGCCGCTACTCTGTCCGCTTCTGCTTTATCGTCTATTATTTTTTGCGAAGCCGCCATTTGGTCAGCCGCGCTTGCAAAGCCTTCTTTAATTGCGTAGTAATCTCCAGCAGAAGTGCCTTTTGCATCCTGCATATCAGCATAAGACTGAAAGCCTTGCGCGCCAGCTTCATTTTGATTAGCCCAATCTTTTCCATTGGTAATGCCAAAATATGACGCTACTTCTTGTTGTCCAGCGCTCTCAAATCCAGCTTTTTTTGCATAGTATTCATTAGCAACTTCGCCATTTGCATTTTGCTGATCTGCGTAACTCTTGAAGCCTATATTAGAAGCACTGGTTTCTAATTCTTGATTGGCTTTGTCAATTGCTTCTTGTTGTTCTTTTAAAAAATCTTGTTGAGCGCTTGTTGCTTGTTCTAATGCTTCTTCTGAAACTGTTCCCGTTAAATCAGTAACATATTTTTTAACTTCATTTTGAAGTTTATCTACATCATCAGAATTTAATTTAATTAACTCAGCATTGTTGTTGTTGAGATCAGCAATTTGCGTGTTGATATCTTGAAGAGGATTAATAATTTCTTTATTGTATTTTTCTTCAAATGGTTTGATTTTTTCATTTGCATCAGCAAGATTATGATCAATCCAATACTCAGCATCAAATCTCTTTTTTTCAAGAACAGTTTCAAGAGAATTTAATTTTGCAACAGCATCGTTTGCTTTTGTATAGGCGTCATTGTTGCTTGGGTCAGCCTCAAACGCCGCCTTGTTATTTTCATAAATCTTGTATGTATCAAGAAAATCTTGTCTTGTAGCGTTGTAGTCATTAGTAAAGTTAACTGCTGTTTTATACGCATTTTTTTGATATTTAAGGGCTTGGTTATATTCTGGGTTGTCAGAAATAAAATAAGCGTCTTTTTTAAGTAGATCTTTAGCTTGTTGAGCAAGGGATTTACCAAGCTCATTGTTTTTGTTGATTTGGTTTGAACGCCCTTGAATAGCTTCAGACAAAGACGTTGAAACAACTGAGTTAGTAATTGCTTGTGTAACGTCTTTACCAGCCAAAATAGCTTGCGTAGCGCTTTGTACAGCATTGTTAATTATCTTGTTGTCTACGTTTGTGTAGCCTTTATCCGTCAGTTCAGAACTGACATAAGTAGCTACAGCACCACTGACACTAGCAGTTAATACTTCGTCTAGGCTTTTTCCTTGAATCGCGGCAACCGCGGCGGAGCCAGACGCGGCTATTACCGTTCTCTTAATTAGCGCTTCCGTTGCGTATTGAGGCCCAAGATTGTCAAGAGTGACAAGATCTGTTGGAGAATAAATGTCCCCAACTTCTTTACCTATTTCTTGGCTGACGTATGCAGTTGCGGCGCTGAGGACAATTTGCTCCATGTTTCCACCGTTAGCGGCGGTCACAGCGGCGGACGCAATAACTGGAGGAACCCCCATAGAAACCAGAATTGCAGTTTCAATGGTAGGTAGCGGGTTGCGAATAATGTTGTCTACAGACTTGTTAACGCTACTAACAGTTTTTTGAACTTCTTTTGCAACTGGTGCAATGATTACGTCATCAATTGAGCTTCCTAAATCGGAAACAGCATCTACAGCGCCACTAACTACATTGGTAACTGCTCTAAATACGTTACCCATATTAAACCTCAATTAGCAACTTGTAGTCGCCGTTGTTTGGGGTTGCAGTAAATGGAATCTTTGCGCGTTTTAAAAGAGCAAACAATCCTTGATCGGTGACATCGGCAATAATTTTTTTAAACCCTGCAACCTTGAAAGCCTTGACTACGTTTTTTACAGCCTCTGCAACTTTTGGTGCTGGATCTGTTGTTAGCAAGTGGACATCAGCAACGCCATTTTCAGGAATTGTATAAATGAACAAAGTGTTGCCATGGCGAAAAACTCGTGTGGCACCGCTCTGTATTTGTTTTGCTAAATTTACGTATGCTTGCGTGAAGTCAACACCTTCTTGCTTACAAGCGTGTTTAACAATCTCTTGGGTAGTCATTTGGTTTTTATCCATGGTGCACCCTTTAAGTCGAAGAAGTGCTTGGGTTAACAGCGTTTATCAACGCTTGCGCCCATTCTTGCCAGTCACCAAAGGCGTCGGTCATTGGTATTGCTTCATTGGCAAATACATCAATAGCACGAATACCGTTCCCCCACAACTTCCAATCCGTTCTTGAGTCAGGAATTTCTAGTTGTTGAGCGGCGTACAACTCCACCATGAGACACGCCCACGATTCAAATGTGTGACCTCTAGGGTCATAAATAATTGCAGGATTAAGTGCCATTAGTACGGTCTTACGTCGCCTACATCGGCGTTTACGATGACTTTACCCAACTGGTAGTCACCACCTTGCACGTTACTGCGAAATTTCAATCTTGGTTCACGACGTTGCTCACGCATGTCTACCTTACCTGTCTCTGGAGCAAAGTTGTATGCATCACTTATCTGATCTTCAGACTGCGCAAACGGTCTACCAATCACATACAACTCCATGTCACCAGACTGGACAAAGTCAGGTTCAACACGCTCTATGTGCAACCATACGTTTTCACCCACCATCGATGGCTGGGAAGGCCCACCCGCAATCCAACCAATATCGCTAGTTTGAAAGTAACTCTCAATTGCGTTTTGAACTTGTCCCTTGACTTCGTCTGTGCCAATTTCATGCTGGTATACAGAGATCAAGTCAGGCTGTGTGCTAAATGTCAAAGTCACAGAGTTAGTTCCAGTTGAGGCGTTACTCATCTCAATTACTAACCCATACAAAGCACTAACATTGATTTGAAACCCAGAACCCGCAACTCCGATGATTGCAGAGTCAGCGCTCAAAATGTCACCAATTTGGTATCCAGCGCCAGCAAGAACTAGCGTGACAGCGGTAACTACGTTGCCTGAAACCGTGATGTTTGCAGTAGCACTACCGCCTGAGCCACCAGTCAAGGGCACGTTGTTGTAGGTTCCATCGGTGTACGAAGTTCCACCAACTAGCGTGTTAAGGGTTTTGGCTCCGCTAGTAGCGGTCGCCAGCACCAGAGTGTTGTCAGGAATGTTTGTCCCTGCAACAACTTGACCAACCTGAATTTCAACAATATAGGTGTCAGAGTTGACAAAATATGATCCGTTGACCACGTTAAATGTGCCACTGTATTGCTCTACAGACTCAGTTGTTTGCCAGTCAGCAAACACTGGAAACCTAAACACTTGAGAGAAATACCCAGCAGAACGACGTGCCCCAAGAGCAGTACCTGCGTCATACCATGTGTTTTCACGAATGTTGTAAATGATGACGTCATTGCACTCGACTGAGTCCCCACGAGGGTAATACCACCAAATCTCACCAAAACGAGGGACTTTGGTCGCCCAAACCTTTTGACGCTGAGAGTAGTTCAGGTTGTCAAAAAAGAAGTTTTGGTTCATGTTGTTAGGGATTTCTTTAACAACACCGTTGTACATCAAGAAACGATCAACGCCACACCAGTAATAGATGCCGTCATACTCAATTGCAGACTGGCTAGACAAGATTGAAGACTGGCTCGAAATGATGTCATAACGCCAAAACTGAGGGGGCGTTCCAACACCACCGATGTAGGAGACGCGCACAAGGCTGTCAAGGCTCCAAAACAACCCAGAAGGAGCGTTCGAGCCACCCCTGACGGGTAGCCCTTGGACAATCTTTCCAGTGGCTACGTTGGTCTCATTGGCGTCCGTAGACACCCAGTCGTTGACGTTACCTGCGCCACAGTTCTTGATCAGTCCGTTGTTTCCATACACAAACACATAGGGGTGCAGAGAAACAACGCCCCCAGAAACTTCAACATTGTTGTCAAAAGTAACAGTTGTCGCGGCGGAGGTTGTAGTCGCGGCGTTGGAGATCACAACCCCTTGGAATTGACCAAGGGTAAAAACAAGACCATCCGTAGTTCCTGCTGTCGTGACAATTGCAGAACCACCTTCAACCGTAGACAAAGTAAACGTCGTTGTGTAGTTGGTGGCAATAACGTAGTAAGTGATGCCAGAAGTAATTCCAGTTGCTGTACCAGTCAAAGTTCCTGAGACGGTAACCGATTGATTAACATACAAACCAGCAGTTGACGCGCAACTAAATTGACCAGCAATACCAGTAACAGCAACAGCGCTTAAATTTGGAGCAATAAGGCTAGACGATACAACTGTTGTATTGGCTGGAATTCCAGTTCCTGAGATTGATTGTCCAGCGCCAATCAAGATGCTGACAGATGACAGAGCCATGGTCGTGGTGCTGTTCAGAATTACGGACTCTGTAAACACCCCAATTTTTGACATTGACGTGCCATTTATGTCGCCACTAAGCACTGGGGTATTGGCTGTACTGTCAATTTGCGCAAGGTTTTGTCCTGCATGAGCAACCAACACGCTGACGCCAGAACCAGCTACGTCATAGAAACCATCGAACTGCCAAAGATTAAGGTCTGAGGCGGTGAAGTTTGACAAGGTGAAGTCCGTAACCCCGCCACCCACGCCGTTGTTGTCAATGATGAGTTGCTGTAATTTGGATCTGGAACCACTAAAAATCTGGTTTAGACCGTTTTGTGGGTTGACCCACATCCCGCGAGAGGGGCCATTCATGTCGCCAGTGATCTGACGATAACCACCTATTTTGCGAGGGCGTCCGCGCTGAAACCGAACCCAGCGTCCATCGGTGTAGAACTCCTTGTCAAAGTAAGTTCCATCTCGCTGGATACCAGCCTTTGTGTCAAGCGCAAAGACTTTTAAGGTCATGGGAATATGCCCCCAGAAATACCAGAAGTAAACGTCCCTTCTCCGTTGATCGTCAACCCAGCCCCAGACAACGTAAACAAGTTTGATCCAAGGATTGAGATACCAAACTCCCCAGCCGCGGGACGATAAACACCTGTATTTGGCTCACTTCCAAAGCTTAATGAAGGTGTTCCAACTGATCCATCAACCAAGCTAACAGATGTTCCACCAGCCAACGAGGTGTTAGCGTTTAGCAAGTTGACCGAGTCACATATCAAAATGGACTGCTCGCCCGCAGGAATAGTCGCTGTAGCGCCACCAGCTACCCCTGTAGAAAGGGTTACGGTATACCCGCTGATAGTTGCATCAGTTTGATTGGTAACGTAGTACACCTGCACCGTCTGGGGAACCACAATCGTGACGTTTCCAGTCAAAGTACCTGTGTACTTCTGGATTACGTTTGAGGCTTCAGAGCTTGTCAGGGTGTATGACCCAGTCACCACAGGCTTGGTTAGCTGAGTGAAATTGAACAGCGTCGATTTGCCCAAACCTACAGAGTAAAACGCTGTTCCTGAGCAACAAATAAAGCAAGAATCCCCCTGTTGCAGGGACACCGTAGCGGATCCATCAAAGAGTTGCCCACCAGAAGTAGCAACTGTTAATAAACCATTACCGCTATTTTTTACAAGCACAAACCAGTTATTGCCAAGAGTTATGGCTGAATCCAGTGTAAGAGTTCCTGCTCCACCAGTCCAAACGTAGGTTTTAGCCCTAAAAGTTGTGTCAGCGGTTGTGTTCGCAAAGAAGGTAGTAACAGGGTGGCTTTGGTTTAGCGTGGTAGTAATAGCCAATAAACCGTATCCAGCAAGCGCCGCGGCGTCTGCACCAGATGATCCAATGCCAAAAGCAATAACCCCCCAAGTTCCTTGTTCGTCAGGGTTATCAGTGATGTAGATGTACTGCGCCTCGCCAACAGCGATTGTGGCAATTGTATTCAAACCATCAAAGTCATACACCGTGAAAGCGTTAACTCCGACGTTGCGGATAAGCGCGTCTTGACCAACCGAAGCTTGATTGGCAGGAGGCATTTGCAACTTATACGCTGACGAGTTGGAGGTAACCTCCATGATACGAGCGGTGTAGTCTTCAGTGGCGTTACCGTTGATAGGCCACGCCAACTGGACGTTCGCCGTCATGGTGAACGCTCTATACGAGACATCCGTTGGTTGGATGACGTTTCCTGTAAATGGTGAGTTGTAGCTCATGGTATTTCCTTAACTGTCTACTGCTATCGCTTGGCGATCACCAACACGAGCCATGTCTTCTGCTTTGAGAGTCTGGATGATTTGATCGTATTGCTGTTGCCACATTTGCGTGCGGGAGTCGTTTTTCAAGAATGGCATTGCTTGGAGCAATGAGCCATACAAAAGCGCTTGTGGGGCGTAAGTCGTGAACCAATTAGTCTGGTTGCTACTGTCCAGAGGTTGTGGGCGCTCGTAGTACAGCACCTCAAAGTCATAGTCTGACGCAGGCGTAGGGGCTACCAACCAGTGGGTGTAGTCGTAGTCTGCGTAGAACTTGGGCACATCAGTCATGGAGGCGTTGGGCCAATACTCGCGCAGGTACTCATACTTGCGAAGCAACACTGGAGTTCTTATCCCAGCTACAGTGACATTCATAGAGACTGTTTTGTGCCAACGAGCAGGCTTGTCAATGATGGCTTCAGTAGACACCATGTTGCTTTCGTTAACTGTCAGGTTTCCTAAGAATTTAATTTGACTGGCAATAATTTGCTCTGCCAGCATAATAAAAGTTGGAATTTTTTCGAGAGTAGCTGTGTCGTTACGTTCCAGATAAGACTGGATGTTTTCAACCAAGCTGTCATAAGTCATTACCGCCGCCGTCGTCATAGAACCGCCTTTGTTGTTTCAAGAGTGTTTTGACGCCGCTTTTTCCAAACAGCCATTGCCTGCATTTTAGCCTCCTGTCAAGATAAAAACAACGCTCTTTCGTCTTTGCGGCGGTTTTCTAGTCCTTTAAGGATCTTTCCACCCGCTTTGCAATACTTCAAGAGTTCTTCCGAAGCGCCCTCCATATCCCCGCGAAGAACCTTCTGACGGAGGGTTGAGCGCTGTAATGTTCCCAAACCAACATTGAAACTAAAAGATATGAGAGCATCGTACTGACCCTGAGTGAGAGGAACGGGACAGAACTGAACCACACCTCGCTCAAACCGAGCCAAATCTGCTTTAAGAATTCCATCGACTTCTTCCATGCTAAACGTGCGGTTGTCTGCGTCTTTGAGGGCAAACCCGTCCCGCTCTTCTATCTTCATCTTGCCCTGCTCTGGGTACAAGACATGCCCCACCCCCACCGTCCACAGCTTGGCTGGGCAACGGTAAGGCTTCTGTCTTATGCCCTCGTGATGCTGGATCATCTTTAGGGCTTTGTCAGAAATGTTCATTTCTTGCCAAATGCTTGCGTACCAAACCAAAATGAAACTACGGATGCCCAGATAATTTGAGTCTCGTTGTCCCACAGCAGGTCTAGAGCAACTTCAAATGGCACTTCCTTGTAGAACGCAAACCAGAAGCCAAAGATCTCTACAAAAGCAAACAAAACAAACAAACCATAAGTTATGGCAGGACGCACCATAGCGCGAGCGTTGGTTACCCACTGGCTAGCCCCTTGACCAATGGCTATATCGTGCGCATACAGGGCTTGACGCTCTTGCATGGCAGTCTGTGCGTTGGTCATCTCAGCGTTGATCTGAATCTGTTCGGTCTGTATATGCTCAATACGCTCTTGGG